CGACCGATGCTTTGGATAACACGGACGAATGATTTTCCAGGTTCAATGAGAACCAGATTAAAAATACGAGGTATGTTGATACCAACAGCAGCCACACCATATGTTGCCACAATAATTTTATTACTTGCGGTTGCAACTTCGTCATATTCTTCCTTACGTTCATTCATATTAGTAGCACCGCTAACAAACACACTACCGGGTAATCTACTGACAATCTCTTTTCCTGCATTAACCCTATCAACTAGAATCAATGTATTACCTGTATCATTAATACCGCTAATTAAACTAGCAATCTTGTCCAATCGTTCACTATCTTCTAACAAATGTTTTAATTCACTTTGGTAGTTAGTAAACTCTTTTCCATCTTGTAATTGCATAATGTTAACATAACACCTAGCCAATACACCCTGATCCTGTAATTCACTTGCACTTAATTTACCAATTACATTACCCAAACTTACATAGATGCTTTGCGCTTCATATTTAGCTTTAGGTATAGTTCCTGTTAATCCCCACCGAATGGGCACTTTTGCAAATACACCAGTAAGCAATGTTTTTAATGCATCTGCTTTTGCCATATGAACTTCATCAACCATTACACATACAACACCTTCAATGAAGTCTCCGATCTCTACTTCCGCTTCACCTGCTTTAGTTTTCTTAAGCATGTTGTTAAGGCTTTGCCAAGTACAGATCGTGTGTGTCTTACCAAACTCTTTACGATCACCAAAGTATACACCAACATCTAATCCTAGATTAATATAATCTGCTTCTGTTTGTGTTACTAGTGACTTGTTTGGAACAATAACAATACTACGACCATACTTCTCAACGCTATTAGATAGTGCCGCAGTCATTAGTGTTTTACCCGCACCTGTAGCAATCTCTTGTAATGATTGCGGGTTCTCTAAAAAGTTGTTTACGAGTTCAATTTGATAATCACGTAATACTACTGGCTCACCTTCTTTGGGATGACCTTTAGGCCAGTTCTTGTGTTTGAATGTATCCTCGGACACTTTGTCAAAAGTAAAGGTTGTAGTATAATCTCTTAAATCATCTAACTCAATATCATATCCTGTATTGTCTAGGTAGGGAAGTATTTCAGGTAACAAGTTAATGTATGTGCTACCCGCTAAACTAAAATAGCTTACCTTACCATTCCATCTACCTAGTCTTACTGCAGGTAAATAACGTGCCCCGGGTATTTCGTACTCAAACATTTTCATCAGTGCTTTGCGCTCTGATAGTTCAAGTCCTTCTATCTTTACATTCACTTCGTCTTTGACGATTATTTTACATTGTTTCATTCTTTTCCAAGTTAACTGGTTGACTATTTACCACGGTGATTACTTTTGCTGTATTAGCATGATTGGTATCAGATATCAATTTAAATTTGATTACCACCGGAAACTTATACTTACTCATATTATCTTTTAACATAAACCCGCCGGCATCATTGTAATCATTGTAACGTATCCCTGCAATTTCTAGTGATTGCTTTAATTCATTTTTAAACTTTACGTTAGTTGATAATGATACTCCGGATACTGAAACATAATCACATTTGATATTTTTTAACCAAGGTACAATGTCACATATGTTTGTTAATTCTACTTTGGGGTTATATGAACCGGCAAATCGTTCTTCATCAGTTAATAATATACTGTTATCAATATCTATTCCATATCGTACTAGTTCAGCTAATGTTATTGGTTCTTTATTTAAAGTAATATGTTTAATAGCTTCATCTAATGCAGAGTTAGTAGATGCTATCATATAATTTCCATTAACACCGACATATGTTGGTGTCCAATATTTTACATCTTTGTAATAGTCTTGTTGATTTAATATTTTTTTAACATTATCACTAAATCTAATTTCATTGAAGAAAATTGCAGTCATACGTACTGCTAGTTTTAAAGAAAAGGTACTTAAATCAGCAATATAGTATTTATTTGTATTATCCCATACAAAACTAGATTGACTAAGGTTCCTGAATGCTGTAATAAATGCTTTATTGTAGGGTGTTTTAAGAATGATGTTGTCATCTACAATACCTATATGAGCAGAGGTATATTCATCAGTGGTTTCTACTACAAGTGTTTTCCAAGGAAGTTTTGCCAATTCCTTAATGAACATTTGATTTTTTACAAATTGCCGTTCATATTTTTCTATAAGTTTATCAACTAATTCTACTTGATTACTTGTAATACGTTTTTTAACCAAGCTAATTTTTTCAAGGTTCTGAAGGAAACGAATATCATATCTACTTAATCGTAGATTGGTAACCATGTAATATACAAGTTGTTCTTTGTTATTCAAATCAATCATTCAATAATTATACAACAAATAAAACAAAAAATCAATAAAAAAGGGGGAGACCGAAGTCTCCCGAAAGTACTTAAAGAAAGGAACGAAAAAAATCTTATCGAAACGGACTTATTGTCATTGCCGTTACGCACACTGCAGGGGTTATGCTTTCATACAAGTTGTCTTAGCAAGATTCTGCCAGTTGCCGGGGCTGATCTTAACTAAGTCTGCAATCTTCAAACACATACGCAAGGACACTTCACGCAATTTAGTATGATTGTCCCACATGAAGCTAATCACAGTTTGTGATTGTTCTTCATTAAAATCATAGTCCTTGAACAAGCCACCATCAGCATCACGATGGACCTGCTTGATACGCAACATCTTGTCACGATCACCATCAATTGTAAGGTCCAGAAAGTGACAACGAGACTGCAATGCTTCTAAGTGATCCTGCAATTTCTTAGATTTCAGATTGCCAAATTTCAAGTTAGTGATAAAGATAGCACTACCATTAAAATTGAAAGTATTCGGGATACCTTCTTCCCGCAACAACCGTGAATCACTATTCCAGCAAATTCTACGAGTCTTGCCTGAATCAAGTGCGGCCTTCAAAATGTTCAAACTCAAGTCATCAGTGAAAACTGAATCGCAATCATCAAAAATTAACACGTTCTTAGTGTCAGAATACTTGTATAGTTGAGTATACAAACCCAATGCTGTCATAGCACCTTTAACAATCTGAAAACGAACTCGCTTACCTGCAAGCTTGTCAAACATACTTGCTTTCTCCATTTGTGTCTCAACACCATATGATTTGCCGACACCGGGCGGGCCTGACACAATCATAGCACGAATGTCACCGTTGATACAAGCACGTGACATTTCATCAAGGACCTCAAAACGTGTAGCAATACGGTCCATTGCTTCTTGCTCTGATTCTTTCACAACTTCTTTCTTAAACTCTACTACAGCATTAGCCATAACTTTATCTCCATTTAAAAATTCAATATTATCAATCGTATCTACTAAGATTTTAATCTCAGTACTACGACCCGGGAACTGACCATCATTTTTAACAGTCACATAACTACCTTTTTTACCTGTCTGAAAACCCTTGACAAGTGTGAACACTTCACCTTTAACTGCTTCATTGCGATATGAACCTGACAAAATACGAACTGTAGACATAGCTTCTCCTGTGTGTTAATCAATCAATACAAGTATTATAGCACGAATGCCATTTATTGTCAAATTATGCTACCTTACGAAAATACATATAGGGCAAGCCCAAAGTATAACACAAGTACTCATCATCACCTTGAGTGTCCTCAGCTTCGTGGATCCAGCGAATTGCTGTTGCACGGTCCTTAGCACCTGCATGGATCAGGGTATAAATCCGTTGCTCAAAAACAACAGTTGCGGAAGCTTCGGCCTCTTTGCGGACCTTTTCTTCGGCATCGATAGCTACACCAAGTCCTTCAAACTCAGTTTCAAAATCTTCAAGGGTCCAGTGTGAGGTGTCAACACCGCGGGGGCGAACACCGTAAGCATCCTTGTACATGTCCCAGTAAAGTTCCCGGGCTTGTTCCAATTGTGTCAACTCTTCCCAAGATTTGAATTCTGTAGTCATTTTCAAGTCCTCTTCTTTACTGTCTAATATTCTATTATATAGCCAAATCCATTTATTATCAAATTTTGGCTATCAAATTAGCATGGATTTCATTCATTTCTGACTGTTCCACGTAAAAATCCGATCTAGGATCGTAGTACTGGCCTTCTTTGTTGTCATAATACAACACTCTTCCGGAGAAATTGAACGGGCCTTCTAGGCCGTTTCTAGGACCATACTTTGTACGCATTTCGTCCATCTGATACTGGTCAGCAACAACTTTGTAACCCATAAGACCCTTTCAACTGAATAAGACTCTATTGTAGCACTAAACCCATTTATTGTCAAATTTAGGCTACCGACCAATTTAATAGCTGAAAGTATTGTAATTCATCATACTTTTTAGGGTAGCATGTAGCTTCAATGCGTAACTGACCATTAGCAAACATCGTATCCCAAATATGTTTTAAGGGATTCTTTGGCTCAATCGTAATCAAATGAGCATTGTCATTACTATCCTTTAACCAATACTCAAAATGTTTTACACGTTTATTAGTTTTGTAAAAACTTGTAACAGGAGTTAGAGTAGTAATTTTTTTAACACTATCTATATTACTGAAATTAGTTATCTCTAAATTAACTTCTCTTTTGAACTGGTCAAATTGAATATCGTATTCATAGAATTCAGGCAATCTGTAAATGAGTGGTAACAAATCTTCTGTGATTTTTTTGCCATCACCATGAATAAATTTATTCAGGTCTTGTCTATAGGCAGACAACTTAACACTTTTAAGAGTCCATAACATAATTTTTTTGCTGAAATAATCTCTTATCTCATTAGCACGAACCCTATCAGATTCTTCTATCTTTCTAAACAAGTTATCATCTAACAATGTGGTAATACCAGTTTGCATTGATTCATTTTTTGTATCACGCAATCGTTTCCATGCAACACTCAATGCTAGTATATCTTCGGTTGCTTCTATAACTTCATATCTTTTTACGTAGTCACTTCTATTAATATTTTTGAATAGATTATTAAGATAAGTATCATCCAACGAAATAGCTGAGTTATGTGATAATGAACTGATAGATAACGGGCTTATAGATTGCGGATTGATAGAGTTCATGCCACTACCACCGGATCCAGTCAATGTTATTGTGTTACTGCTATATGTATTAACCAATTGTAATATCCTCCATACCGGCTGCTCTTAATCTGACAATATGTCCCAACATAAAATTCTTTGACTCTAGTGCTTTCATTATACCTAACCAACGATTTCGTAGTAATGCTACCTCATTGATAAGTGTTTCAAAATCTACTACTTCATCTTCACCATCAACATATTTTTCAGCATCACGGCTTGTCAATGCTCTATTATACGCTTCTAAATATTTTTGAAAATGTTTTCGGCGAATTTTACGTAATTGAATGTTGAGATAGTTCAATACGGCTTCAATCTCTTGTAGTTGATTAAAACGATGTTCGGTTACTCCGGGTAATGCGGCAATGTTCTTTTCAACATTGCCGTATACCTTTACCTCTTGTTTTGCAGATAATAGTTCATTCTCACAATGAGAGATGAAATCGGGTATCACAGTTAGATTAGATGTGATCCTTGTATACCAATTTGACATTTAATCCCATTCTTCTTGGTCTTCGTCTTCGTCATATTCTTCGTACTCTTCGCCATCTTGTTGGTCAGTATAACCTTTTAATGCCTTAAGTACCTCTTTGTCATTCTTAAAAGAATCTTTAATGTCACTTGCTTCGTAGTTGTTGTCAATTAACAAATTAATCAATGTGTCAGCCGCATCACTACGGTCATTGAAATCAATATGAGTACGTAGTGCATCCCATATTTCTGCTGTAAAAGCTAAACTCATTCTGTACCCTCCTCCTCAGGTGTTACAGTACTTATCTTTGTAGATGATTTTTGACTATACTCACTCATTACTATATCTAAGCAACCGTCAGTATTTGCTTCCCAGCCTTTACGAAACTTCTTAATGATTTCACCATCAAGTGTTGTATATACAAGACTGTTACCTTCTTTCTTAACAAGTTCAGCCTTCTCAATCATATCTAATAGACCTGAATAAGGGCTCATACCTGTTTCATACGGAATTTTAACTTGAACAGATTCAAATGGTTTTGCATAACGAGTTTTCATAATCTTACATGCCGCACGAATACCTCGCACATCACTAATCTTATTACCATCTTCATCTTCTTTAAGTTTTAGTTTCTTCATAGCAACAACAATACTTGAAGCATAAACAAAACCTTGACCGCCTGATATTTTATCATCTGGATCAAACATATCCTGTGAAGCATATGTATGATTAGTAGCTACTAAGCCAATACCCAGTGAACCAAACATATTAACACAGTTACGAACAAGTGCTGTAAGTGCTTTAGGCTTACGACCCATATCACCTTTCATATCGCCTGCTTCAAACTGATTAACGTCTGTGGGAGTTAACAACATACCCAATGAATCAATTACAAACAATACTTTAGGACGATCTGTTTCTGGTAGTGCTTTGTAATCTTTAACAAACATAGAAATAGTTTTTCCTACTTCGTCAATCATTGCCATGTTTAGTTTTAATAGTTTATTATCAGCAGTGTCTACACCAAGTGCGTGTAACCATGCTTCGTCAAGGGCATTTTCGGAGTCAACTAAGACTACAAAGATTCCTTGTTCTTGTGCGTGTCTGACGAGGTTTCCTGAGCAGATGAACGATTTCCCGGCGCCTGACTCTCCGGCAAAGACAGTAACTTTACCAAGAGGTACGCCTTTATTAAAATCACCGCTAATGAGATAGTTGAGAGCATAATTTCCCGTTGAGATCCAATCAGTAGGATCGTTAAATCCTATTGATAGACCTTCAATACTTTTTGTAATGTCCTTACGGAACTTACTAATGTCAAAAGGTTTTGCCATTTATGTATCCACTTCCATAGATAGTGCTTCTTTAATTACTTCAAATAGTTCTGCATCTGTAGCGCACATAACTTTACAGTTTTTCCAATCATTCTCTTTGTCTCTTCCACCTACTTCAATCATAAAGCCGTTATCATAACGATTTACAGTAAATGATTCATTTACTTTTGATAGTTTGTTTAATTTCTTAGCCATTTTATTTCCTTTATTTTACGTGTACACCGTTAGTATATACACTAAATGTTTGCTTGTCTAGCATATCTGGACATTTTTCTGCAATAGATTCTAATTCCCAATCATTTGGATAATGACGTAATGCACCTCTAGCCCTATCTCTAATGATGCTAGGAACACGTGGTGTTTTACCTGGATCGCATAATTCTTCCAATAGTTTTTTACCTTGCTTTATGGCGCGGTATCTTTCGTCTGGTAATGTCATGGAGTTCTCCTTAGGTAGGGAGCATTGCTCCCTATTACCTTTTAAGACTTGTTTTGCCTAGCACGAATCATTGCTAGAATGTCTTGTGCTTTGTCACTTGATGGTTGTGCTGTAGGAACCTTGATAGATTCGGCTGCAGCCATTGCATCTTCTTCCCATGGTGCTGAAGTTTCTGCTACGGGTGCTGTTGCGGGTGCTCTAGTTTCAGTAGTAGCTGTTTGTTTTTCCGCGGTTGCTCCTGCAGGTGCTTCTAGTCCCCAAGGACGATAGTAACTACCCCAACGCTCTAAATCATATGGTTGACCATCTACACTTGCGTCAAACATTTCTTTAATTACACGTAACTCTGCTTCTCCGGGACGCTTTGGCAAGAACTCTGTTAAATTGTACAAGCCATGTGCTTCAATAGCTGCCTGCTCTGCTTCAGTCAATGCTGACTCTTTACGTGCCCAATTACTTGTTGAGTAATCAGCATATCCACCTTTACTTGTTTTCTTAATGTTTAAATCAAGACCACGCATAAAGTCTGTTGGCAATTCTTCCATCTCAGGATCCATCAAACTTGCTTTAATGATTGTAAAGATTTGTGGACTGATAATGAATCTACGAATTGGGTTAGCTGGTGTTTTATCATCACCAATTGGGTTTTGACGAACAAAACCTTGAAACAAGTAACTGCGTTTCTTCCAGTATTTGTTTGCTAACTCTTTTAATGTCTCATCTTTATACCAAGGACGAACCTCAGTTAAGATTGGGCATTGTGCTTTGGGATCATACATTTCAACGCAAGGTACTTGAACCTCAATACGTTTAACATTAGGATCACCTTTAACTCCATTGAATGGAAGTTTAATAATTTGTCGTTCTACCCAGAAGTATGGGTTATTGCTATCTG